CATAGTTTCGATATAAGGCGATGCAGCTAACATTGCTGTCATTCTAACTTTGCCTAAAACAACGGGTATGGGTCCAAATTTATTTGCTTGGTTGCTTGTACCTGAAAATAGGTTTAAAGCATTAGGGGAGCCAGGATCATTAGTTGTAGGCTGACGTATGGGCATAATTGCATTTACTAGTGCAATAGATGCCATTGTAACAGCCACGGTAGCAACTTTAGCTTGCATCCCCTTTAACCCTAATCCTGCTATTTCCATTTCTGGAATTCCAGTTGTTAGTAATTCTGGGACTATGATAACAATTGCAAGAATAAGCAACATTTTAAACGTATCACGACCTTGTGGTACTGCGCGATAAGCAATAGTTTGTCCAGCTTTTACAACTGTAGTTACCCAGTCTTCTTTGGCAATTGGAACGCCATCAACTACAATTACTAATCTATCTGTATACTCGGGGCTAAGATGATACTTGCTTTGTACAAATAGTGCAAAGTCTTCGACAGTTGTACCTGCAACTGTCCACTCGTGATATACGTTTGTTTTTAGTGGATGGGGTCTGCCTACAACTTCGATTTGTGTGTTTTTGCTGTATTTGTAAATGCCGTCTAAACGTTTGCTCCACTTAATATTAGATAGCGATTCAACCACACTGTCGCGACCTTCGCGGCAGTGTAAAAATTTGTTATTACCTACGTAGATGCCAACGTGTGCGGGCTCTCCATAGATATTAAATAACACTACGTCACCTGGTGCAGGTGTAGTAGTTTTGTTCCATGCGTCTTTATAAAGACTAATAGCCCTTGTGACGTTAGTGTCATAAGGGCCATTATATTCATCAACATAGCTTGGTAAATCAATATTTAATTGTTCTTTGTAGTAAAGATAAACAAGCCCCCAGCAATCTATTCCATCAATATCTCTGCCGTTATCTTTGTAAGGCAGACCAATATATTTATTATAGTTCATTAAAATAGTCCTGGAAAGTAACCAGGTGTAAAGTTATAGCAAGGAAACGGCTCTCTGCTTAGATTAATCATGTCTAAACTTAAGCTAATTTGATCTGCATTATAACTTACACTGGTAATATAAAAATCTGCGAAACTAGCTTCAACAGTGTCAGGTGAGCCAGAAAGTACTAGCTCTATTAGTATTTTTGTTGGTTTTGTAAGAGTATTGCGAATTTGGGCAATAAGTTCAGGCGAAGCATATTTTAAAGTTATGCTGGAGTTACCTACCCCTACTTCTTGTTCGCCTGGTAATGCTATTTCCATTGGTAAAAAATAGTAATCATTACCTCGACTTGTTACACCATATACTATTTCAAGCTCAGTAGTTAAAGCTGGTAATCTACCAATAAAACTGTCGGCGATACGTCCAACGACTGCTATGTTATTTACTGGATCAAAAACAGTTAAAAGCATAATTATTGCTTGATCTGTTTCCGAGCCATACATTGCTCGTATGGCTTGTGGAGACAATCGGGTTAAGCGACTCATGGCATTATTTCCATTTTTAAACTAGTAGACCAAAAACCTGGTGCAATGTATTGAAGCGTAAAAAATTCACCACTACCGCCAGGAATAATCCTGGCATCTATTGTAGTACCCAATTTTCTTGGATGTGGGAATGTAAAACGACTTACACCCTTTATATCGTCTTTAATAAAAGTTTCTAATCTATCACACTGTGCAGTTGTCATAATAAATGATAGTGTCATTTCGTTAGGGCGGCTTGCTCGCCTGCGCTGTTTAGCTGGGCCTGCATCAGTTTGACTGCGGATGATATTAACACCCACAGTCTCCTGAAAACCCTTTTGTGGCACTTGCGGCAATGTTGCTGGCCATGCAATTGGCATATATTATCTCCTTACCATTGAGGGACGCTGTCCGTAGCTGCTTGTTAAAGCTTGTTGAGATGCAGAGCCTGTTCTTGAAAGTTGATCCGCTACCATGTCTCCAACAATAACTTCAATCTTACGATTACCTTTAGAATCAACTGTTTCTGTAGTAGTAGCTTTCTCAGATGAGTAGTTGTTAACAACCACATCAACCTTAGTACCGCCACTATCTGAACGAACTCCAAGATTACCGTTATTGTCGCGCTTTAGGGGCATAATAGCTTCTGGTCCTGCTTCGCCCATTAAGCCTGTACCTTTTGCAAATTTAAACATAGTAGGAGAATCTACAACAGAATTAGTAAATGTTCCGCCTTTGGCAAAGGTTCGTAATCCAGCGTCGTATACTCCGCCCTTGGCCATTCCTGTGTATCCTCTAGCTGCTGCCTGTGTTACATCTAAAGTGCCAGCACCACCACCACCCCTAGTAAACATATCAAATATGCCTCTTATGCCATTCATGCTCCTATATGAGGCCATCATTTGTTGCTGTAACTCATAGCGAATTAAATCACTAATCATACTATTAATTAAGTCTTTAAAGCTACCCTTACCTGTAGTTACCATATCTACTATAGCACTAGCCATATCAGCAAATGTTTTCTGGAAAATTTGATCATAATTTTTCATACGATCAGTTAAGCCATACTGTAAGTCAATAGATTTTTGTTTTGCGGTATTATTTTGATCAATACGTTTAAGTTCCCAGTCCCAAAAAGTACTAGCAGCAGCGTATCTATCTGCAAATGATTTTGCATCATAAGTAGAAAGATCTAGCAAAGCTGTTGCCTGTTCTCTAGCAATCTCTCTATACTTGTCTCCAAGCGCATTATTAGCTTTTGCTTTATCGTTATCAGACTGTGCTAAAAGCATATTTAATTTTAAAGATTTTTCTTGTGTGGCCACTTCGTCTGGATGCATCATTTGGACTTGAGCTCGCAGCCCTAATAATTCCATTTGATTATTAATACTATCAATTTCAGTATCTCTTTGCAGCTGTTCTAAATTAATTCTGTCTTGTATAAGGGCATTGATTCGTTTATACTCATTAGCAATTCTTGCTTGAGCCTGCTGAATAGTTAAAATTTCGCCTTCTTTCCCTTGCTGTTCTTCTAGTAACTCAATTTGTTTAAACTTTGAATCGCGTAATTCACCTAGAGCTTTTACGGAAGCTTTATCTTCATTTCGCTGAGCAATTGATATTCTGTCTACAATACCAAAGACCTCGTCATATAAAGCTCTTTTTGCTAATAGTTGATCTTTGCCTTGCTTATCTGCTTCAAGCTGTTGCTTAGCTGCCATCTGTGAATCATTTAAGTACTGATAAATACCTAAAGTTAGATCTTGTTGTTGCTTTTTCAGATCAATCATGCGACCACTAGCTTGCTCTAATTTAAGTTGTTCTTCTCGCTGTTCTTTTAATGTACCAAGTTCAATGTTATTTTGCTCAATACGTCTTTTGGCTTCTAACGCTGCATTTGTTGCGCGTGCACCTTGAGTACTTGTGGCATAAGCTACAGCTTGTGCCTGTGCTTGAACAGTCATTCCTGACATTTCTTTTTTCGATATGCCTTGATTCTTATCCATTCTTGAAGTAACAATGTCTACACCCGCTATAGTTCCTTGCAAGTTCTGAAGTTTTGTAAACTCATCTTGTGTTAAAGGTCCTTTTTTAGCTTTTTCTTGCAGGTCTTTTACACCTGCTTCTGCTAATTCACGTTCTTTTAAAGCGTTTGCGCGCAGCATAGTATTATTTAAACTAGTCATAATACTGTTTTGTTCTTGTTGAATTTTAATATCTTCAATATTAAGATTACCCATTGCTTTTGATATACCTGGGCCACTTAAACCTGACAACAAGTTTTTGCTAATTGTTAAAGCTGCTTGTGCTTGTGCAGCACTTGCCATACGCTCAACTAGTGCATAGCCTTTGCTTATTGCACTGCCTACAATTTTATTTAACTGATCATTAAGTGCATTAAAGTTTAACCTATTAGAATCTAACATAATTGTTAGACTTTCTAATCGTGTTTTTAATCGTTGTCTTTCTCTTTCTACTACAGTTATAGTTTCTTGACTAGCGTTAGTAAAATCCATGCTAGCATAAGCTTCTAACTGGCTTTGAGCAGCTGAAACTTCTGCTGTGAATGTGTCAATATTATTACTAATTTGTGGCAAGACTTCTTGAATCTTAGTTAACTCTTGAAATGCTCCAGGACCTAGTAACCCTACAACTGCTTCTTTCTTCAATAGTTCTTCTAGTGCTCCAACTGAAGTTCTGGCATCTGTAAAAGTTTTACTAACTTCCATTCCTACCGTCATTAGTTCACGGCCAAACTTAGACACTGGATCAGTAGCTTGTAGAGACTGACCTAATTCTTTAAATCTATCGTCAGCATTTTTTACTGCTTCCTGAACTGTTTTAAGAGTTACCGCAACTTGTTTTTGTTTTGAACTTAGTGAGCTTAACGCTTTTTCAGCTTCTTTTGCACGAGCAATTACGTCTTCATTAGCGGTAGCTGCTAAAGCTTCTTTCATCGCGGCTTCGCTTAGATTTCCTACTTGTAATACTTCTTTTAACTTTTCCTCTGCCGCTGCTTTTAGCGGACCAGGTGGAATTAATTTTAATTGTTGTGCTAAATTGGCGGCTACACCACTTGCAAAATCGGCTTTTAAACCTTTGCCTACAGCTACCTTGAAACCATCCATAAACTTATCAAACCAACCAGCCGTTGCGTCTGCGCGCTCTAGTTTGTCTGTTAAGCCTCCGAGATCTTCAGACAGCTGCCCTAAAGCATTGCCTCTAGCAATTTGGCCTGCTGAAGCTAAAGTATCTCCGTATCGAGTCCATACTTTTATAGCATTTTCTACAGTAGCGGTATTTTGACTAATTTGTGAACTGAACTCTGCTACTTGAGCACTGTTCTTACTAAAAATGTAGTCTAGAACTCCTATGCCTACTGCAAGTAGTCCTATTACATTCATTAATCTGCCAAGACTACGAATAAAAATTCCTGTTTCAGTGGCTGCGGCAACTCCCCAACCTGTAGCTCTAGTTTTTAATTTGTCCCAGCCGCTTAAGTTAGAGGCTTTATTTAGATCCTTTTCAAGTTCTGCAACTCCAAATCTAAATCCACCCTTAGTAGTGTTATCTGATACATTTGCTAATGCGCTTAGACTTTCGGATCTTGCTCCAGCATCGCGACTAATTCTACGACGAGCTTCTTCGCTCATATTAGATTTTTGAAATGCATCTTCCGCTTGATTTTGTGCGCTGCTAATTTGACGTGTAAAGTTTAACTCTTCTTTTTTAGCATCTTTTGCACGTTTAAGTGCATCTGCATAGGCCGTAGCTTGTGTAGTGCCTTTACTGTTTAATTCATTTATTTGTGATTGAGTACGGGTAAAGTCTTTAGGATCGTCACCATATATACCACTAGCAATATTTTTTGTAGTTTTAGTATCACGTAATTTCTGATCTTTTTGTATTTGTGAAATATCCGCTATTGCTTTAGCATATCTATCTTTAGCAGAATCTAAGTTGCTTTGCAATGCTGGCAAATTAAATTTTGCCATTGTTGATTCAACATTTTTACTAGCAAAACTTTCTGTAATATCTGCGGCGTTTTGTTTTGCAGCGGCAGCAGTTTTTACTAGCTCACCTCTCCAACTAGCTAAAGCTGGCACAGCCATTTTTAATAATTTAAAAGCTAAGCCTGCTAACACTGCACCTAACAGCGTACTATTATTTGCTAAAACATTTGCAATTGGTACTAATACTTTATTGACTAACTCTAATCCAGCAGTTGCTAAATTACGAATACTTGATTCTAATTTCTGCCAAGGATTGGCGGCTAATTCAATATCTCCAAATTTTTTCTGCAATTCATCAAGAACTGCAACGGCAAAGCCTTGACGACGTTCATAGTCAGTTAAACTTGCAGAAGTTTTATTTAAACTTAGTGCATATTTTTCTGCAGCTGGACCAAGTTTAGTATATAAACCTAACTCGTCTAACAGTTCAGGCTCTAACTTAGTAATACCGCGAGTTAAACGGCTAACAGCATCAGTCATATCTATACCAAGAGCTTGAGCTGCTTGTTTAGCTCCTTTAGCGATATCTAAAGTCTGTTTATTACTTAATCCTGCTGAACTAGCTTTAGTAACACTAGTCATTGCTTCACGCAAACTAACTGCACCGTCTGTAGCTTCTACAAATTTTTGAGCCATACTGCCCAAAGCAACTCCGCTAACTGAGCCAAGTTGGTTCATACCACTAACCATGTTAGTAGTATTCATTGCATCTTTTAAAGCACCAAAAGCAGCTGTAACCGCAAATAGATTGGCTGCAACTGTTGCGTATACTTGTACTAATCCACCAAGACCGCGCGATTCTTTTGCAAAGTCTCGTGCACTCGCTCCAGTAGCTCCCATTGTGCCACGGCCGCGATTATATTCCGTACCTTCTCCCTTGGAACGATAACCAGCATTAGCAGCTGAAGCTTTACGACTTAGTTCAGCTGCTCTTGTAAGCTCGTGGTTATATTCTTTTTGTTCTGATGTACGCTGTCTTGTAGTACCGCCCTTGTCGGTTGTTTCTACATTGATATGGATTGTATGTCCTGCCATAAACTCTCCCAGGCTATTAAAGTAACAATTAAATAATTGTTTGGTATCATTATAACATTATAGGACTCTTTTGTCAAACCAAAAAATTTTTAGCAATAAAAAACCCGCTATGTTTTACGTAGCGGGTTTTTCTGTTGGTTTAGAGTTTCTAATCTGATCTATTCTTGTAGAATCGATCATGTGAATTAATTCAAGGTAGAACTTTTTGTCTCGAGGATTTACCTCGTAGACGTCAAAAAGTTCAAAGATCCCATTTAAGTTTTTTCCTAAATAAGTCCCATTCATGTATTCCCACTCATCTCTTAACATTCTATAAATACTAAGTGCGAGTTGAACCTCCATAGCAAAATCATCAAATTCAACTGGTATTTCACTTTCAACGGGTTCTGAGCCAAGTTGGTCGCACATATCAAAATATTGCTCCTTGGTCATAGATACAGCCCCGTTTTGCATATAGCTAATTAACTGTTCTTTTACTTCAGTTAATTGCTCGTTGCAAAGTTTCCCAGGTCGTTTACTCTTTCGCTAACAAAACTGTCAAAGTCAGTAGAATTCTTAATTAACATTAAAGCATTCTCTTTTGAGTAGCCAAGTTCGTCTTCTGCATCAAACTTACTAACATCTACTGGTGCTAATAAATCAACATATTTAAACTTTAAACCTGACCAGCCGCGAATAGCTGCGTCAACATATAGTTCTAAAAATAAGTCTTCGTTAAAATCTTCTTGGGTTTGACGACCTTTGAATGTAGTTTTTGTGGACTTTTTACGTAAGTTAATTAAATTATCACGACTAATGTAATTGATTTGTAGTTTAAATCCAGAGAATCCTGGGTAATCTACTTCAATTGTTTTGCTTGGGACTAGTAACGATTTTAGGCTAATTTCTTGTGCCATGAGTTTCCTTGATATTATTTTTCTAGATTCTAAAAATAGGTGCTGGAGATCAACCCAGCACCTGCTGTTAAATTACAGCTTAAGCTGTTGCGTAGTACTTGACCGTAACTTCGTTAGCTTGGTCAATGTCAAACACAGGGCTTCCGCCAGTAGTAGAACCTTGACCTGTAAAGGTAAGTGTAGTACTAATAACTTGTTCTGTGTTAACTGTTGGGATTTGCAACATAGCTGCAGGTAGTCCTACGTCTACGTGTGTACCACTTGTACCACCCATTTGGATGTTAATAGCGTAGCTTGGGTTAATTTCGGTAGCAGCGCTATCAATCAATCCTTTTAGTAATCCACCGGTATTTGCAGTGCCACTACGTAAGTAAGCAGTCAATGTACCAGTAATACTACGTGTACCTGTAAAATACGTGATAGGAAGATTAACAACACCTAAGTTAGCTGGAGTTAAATACGTTAAATTATTACTCATGGTAATTGAACCACCAGTAATAGGCACACTATAGTCGCTACCAGCAAAATCATTGATTGCATCATTAACTTGTAAAACAGTAAGCTTATTTGTAATAAACTTAGCTGCAGTATTTTTAGCATTAGCTTCTTCAGCACCTGTGGCGCCAACATCAGCACCTGTAAAGGTAACTTTGTTATTGGCAGCAACGCTAGCTACTAATGAGATTTGACGAATCAAACTACCTTTTCCGGCCCATTGAATAGCAGCAATTGCATCAATACCGAAATCAATAGTAGCTGTGTCTAAAGCACAGTTATCAAGGGCGTAGGCAAGATCATCAAATACAATAATCAAACCAAAGGCTTCTAATTGATGCTTATTAGAGTTTGCTACTGTAAAAGTTCCTGGGCCAGCATTACCAGCTGTACCGTCTGCCCAAGCAGCATTTGCAGTGCCATAAGCGATTGATCCGCCAAATGCATTCCATAGTACTTTTTCTTCACAAGTAACATAGTCATCAGTACCATTAGTAGCACCATTTGCACCTGGATTTAAGTAAGGACGAAGATACGTTGAGAACGTAAAATCTAGTGGCTCAAGTGCAGTGTTAAAACTGCGCTGACCACGAGCAGGTGTAGCACCAGCTTCGTTTAGTGTAACTGTGTCAACAGTAGTGTTTTGACTAAAAGTCATACCTTCGAGAACTTGAATTTCCCAGGTATTTGCGGTTGAAAACGGTTGAGCTTCGTCTTTGTAAGTACCTGCCCGAACACGACCTTGACTGTCCACGTTTGTAGTAAAGAAGACTCTACTATTACGAATTAAATTAACTGCCATAGTTATTCCTTTTTTTAAGTTTTAACGTAAGGCACACCTACAAGACATTTATCTGTTTTGGTGCCATATAACGTTATGTTAGTGCGTAACGCACCTGTATATTTATCTCACCAACACCATAAGGCAGCAATAGCCCTTCGTCGGTCATGATACTCTGAATTAAAATTTCAGTAGTTTCCAGATTACTATCTTGGTCATAAACTAAAACACGATTTGCATCGATGCAAGTTTCTAAATCATAAAGTAGTTCTTCTAGTCTAGATTGAGGATCTTCTTGATCCTTAACATAAGCTTTGATACTGATATTGATATGTCCCCAAGTAAAATCACCTGGATGGTATTCTCGCATTTCCGTACCTGGGCTAATGTACACAGCTGGAAAGTCCTGTATTTCATCCCAAAACTTTAGCTTTGCGTAACTGTTATTATATAAATTTGTAGTATATGGTGCAGTTCCGTCTATTGTTTTTAATTTTTCTGCTAGTGCTTTTACAATACTAATTCGTCTGCTCATACTAGTACGGCCCTTAATCTATTGTTAACTATTTGGGCAGCAATTTGTCTTATTGACTTAGAGATTAACAACTTGGGATCTCTTGATCTTGGGTACTCTTGATTGCCACCAGTACTAAATGTCCCATAAGGGTTTTTCATATAATCATAAAAGGCAGTTATCATACCTTCTTTACTTATAGTCAAACGTTTTACTTCTGCAGAACTTGCAAATCTACCTGTTCTGTAATTTAGTAAGCTTTTACTAGAACCATTACCCATATTAGCACTAATAACATCCTGTAGTTGTGAATTTAGAATACTTTGTAAACTAATTAAGTTTACAGAGCTTTCAGGAGTTTCTTTAGGTGCTTTAGTTTTACCTATAATTTTTTGTTTTGCAGGTAAGTTTTGTTTTTTACTAACCTGTTTTTTAGGCGTAGCACCCTTTTTAGGAGTGTGTCGTTTAAGATTTATTTTGCCAGTTTTTATAATACTAACAATTGCTTGCTCAATGTCTTCTAACATAGTATTAGAAGACACCATATCTCTCATGTACCTAGCTACTAGAGGCCTACTAGCTAACATAGCTATTTTTCTTTGTAGCTCTGCAAATATTGTTGTTTCTTCGTTTGAAAACGTTTGGTTTACGTCAAATGTGTGTAACGTAACTACTACAAATAGTTTACCAAAAGTTTTTTCAATTCCCTGCAGTGCTTCGGGAGTAGTATTTTTAAAAGTATACTCTGCGTCTGCCTGAATTTGGTAAATTTTATCTAGTGCTTCTCTAACATATTGAGTTACAAGAGTATTGCCGTTTAGTTCACCATAGTCCAGTAAGCCAAGTAATTTTTGTGCCATAGGACTAGTTAAATATTCTTCGCCTTGGCCGCCTGTAGCAATGTGCCCTAATTCTAAATTAGTAGCATATTCGGTTTTTACATCTCCAGTGGGCTTTCCTGCTCTGTTTAATACAGCTTTTTGACTCTTAATACGTTGTCCAAAAATTGTATCTTTTAATCTTGGATCGTTAGTTACGTTGTCACTAATAAAGTTACGAATAGCATCAAAAGATTTTGCCATTAATAATCTATGACCATCACCGCCATCGATGTACACTAAGAAAGGCTGAGATCCCATAAAATAATTTCTAGGTATCTCTTGTATAGAACTGTACTTACGTGTAGCTTTTTCCCCAACTATTTGGACCATAGTATTGTAAATTTCTTTAAATACTTCTTCACTATACTGATGTTGGTTATTAATGCGTAAAGCACGATAACTTATATCTAGCACGTGTGGTCGCTTATTCAAAGTTTGGCGCAACTCTTCGGATAAAGCCTTACGTATATTAGGATCTAGATCATTAATAAGATCTTTAAGGCCTACTTTAGCCATTAGGTAAAGTCCGCCATATACTGATCAAGCACACGCTTAATCGAAGCAGGAAAATTACTAGAAGCTACGTAGTTAATTTGAGTTGTATTAGGATTTAAATCGCGAGTACTGTGTACAGCACCGTTGTTTCGTGAGTAGTATTCTATTAAATCTAGCACTGCTAGTTTTAAGTCGCCAGGTACTACTTCGTATCCTGCAAAATAGTTTATTCTGTATCCATTAATTTGTTCTGGGAATCCCATAGGGCTTAAACTAAGTACATAATCGTCACGTACTACCCAATCTGTAAACTTTACTAAGCTAGTATAAGTCTTACCATAATCTGCGCTATAAGCTACTGAGTTAACTGCTACTACTGGAGTTTCTTTTAAAATAATTTGTTTAAAGCCACCATCAAATACTTCGATCTTTGCCTCGTCGTAAAAGTCAATGAAGGTACGACGGCAATATGTTTTTACTAAATCGCTAACCTTGGGTATTAAGAAATCAATTTCTACGTCAGAGTTTGCACTGCTAATTCCCATGTAAGCTTTGTATTCTGCTTTTGTTACTAAATTTGTTGCCATAAATACCTCGCTTGTTTTATAAAGGCACCGAATACCTTTATAA